TGATTTAGCAGGTAATAAATACGCTGCTATAGGCACAAATAAAATTTTATATATTTATTATGAAGGAGCCTTTATTGATATACACCCTTTAGAGGCATCAAGACAACAAACATTAACTAATTGTTTCACGACCACAAATAATTCTAATGTAGTTACTGTTACTTGTGCTTCGTCAACAACTTTAAACGTTGGTGATTTAATAGTATTTTCAAATGTAAGTGGTATTCCAGGGACATCATCATTTACTGCAGCTGATTTCACTGCTACATTTGAGGTTAAAACCACCCCCTCAACGACTACTTTTACAATTCAAATGCCTACGAACGAGGGCGCATCAACTGCTTTCTCGACTACCGGATCTGCGACCTTGGACTTTTATTATGTGGTAGGTAATACAACTCAACTTCCGGGTTTTGGTTTTGGTACTGGTTATTATGGTGGAACTACATTAGCTCCTGCAACTACCACTATGAATAATTCTGGAACATTAGCAGCAGGTCACACGACATCAGTAACCTTAACAGATGGATCTTCTTTCCCTACATCTGGTACTGTTTTGATAGGAACTGAACTTATAACTTATGCAAACAGAGCAGGTAATGTTTTACAAACTTTAGGTAGAGGTGCGCAAGGAACTACAGATGCAACTCATTCTGATGGATCGACAGTAACAAATGCAACTAATTTTGTGCCTTGGGGTCAAGCCAGTGGTTTAGGAGTGGATATTGAACCTGCACAATGGAGATTAACTAATTTTGGACAAAAACTAATTGCTTTAATATTTAACAGTGTAGCAGTAGAATGGGATCCAACTGCACCTAATGCTATATCTCAACCTTTACGAGCTACATTAATAACTAATGCGCCTACAGCTTCAAGAGATTTACTTGTATCAACACCTGATAGACATTTATGTTTTTTTGGCACAGAAACAACTATTGGAACTCCTGACACACAAGACGCTATGTTTTTAAGATTTTCTAATCAAGAAGATATAAATACTTACACACCTACAGCTACAAATACGGCTGGCACACAAAGACTAGCAGATGGTTCTAAAATTATAGGAGTGCTTAGAGGAAGAAATGGTAATTATATTTGGTCTGATACAGCTTTATTTACAATGAGATTTATAGGGGCTCCATTTACATTTGGTTTTGAACAAGTAGGAACTAACTGTGGATTAATTTCACAACATGCAGCCATAGAGGTAGATGGTATTATATATTGGATGTCGGAAGATAGTTTTTTTTATTTTGATGGTGCGTCAGTAAAAAAATTACCTTGTTTAGTAGAAGATGACGTATTTGGTAATTTAAATAATGGTTCAGAACTTATCGTTCACGCAGGTGTAAATGATAAATTTAATGAGATAACTTGGTTTTATCCATCTAGTGCTAGTAATTTTATTGATAGGTCAGTTACGTTTAATACTAGAGATTCTCAAAATATACCTGGCGGAGTGTGGACAACTAATGATAATGCTTTATTTCCTAGAACTACTTGGGTGGATCAAGGAGTTTACGATAAACCTTATGCTACAAAATTTGATCAAAGTAGTGCACCTACTCAAGGCTCTATTAGTGGAGTATCTAATGGAGCAACAACTTATTATGCACATGAAGTAGGCACTGACCAAGTTACAACTGCAGGCACAACCACAATAC